GGGAGGAGACCGTCCAAGTCAAATAGACGCAATCTCAAAGACCAATAAAATCGCTGGATCTGCTGCAACTGATGCTCAAGTTAATATGATACTCCAGACGATAAACGTAAAGCTTCAAGAAGCAATCATCCAAAAAACTGACGAAAAAGCTATACACGGTCTCTATATGTTAATTTCCCCAAAATACACAGCAGGTCAAATAGTTACAATGTATCAAGCAATTACTGGAACTCCTGGTGGAGTATTGACCAAGATGAAAACTCGTGGAGCAACTGACAATCTCGATTCAAATTACAAGAGATTATTTATTCAATGGTGCGTTGGCGTTAGAGGCGAACAATACACAACTGAAATACTTAGCGATTATCGATTTGACTTAGCTTCATATAAAGCAAGTCTAGCTCAAATTAAAGCATCATTAGTATAATAACCACATGTTAATAATAAACATAAAAGACCACGGGTCGTTAGATCGAGCTCTAAAAGTTCTAAAAAGAAAATTTGACCAAGTAGGTACGGTTAGAGAACTTCGTGAGCGTAAGGAATTTAAAAAACCTAGCGTCAAACGCAGAGAAGAGATGATCGATGCAAAGTACCGCCAAACATTTGTAACGAATGATTAAAACATTTTCAAATTTTTTGAACGAGAAAAAAAAGAATTGGAATGGAGCAGGCGTCGCGATTGTTTACGATGCCAAAATTCTACTGGTTCATCCAGCAAATGGCAGTTGGGTCAAACCTGTAATGGGAATTCCCAAGGGTGGAGTTGAGGAAGGTGAAGATCTACTTGATGCAGCGCTTAGAGAACTTCGTGAGGAGACTGGCATTGAACTTTCACCAGATAAATTAGAATCGCAAGTTGAGTCAATCGACATTTTTAATAAAGACGGTAAGTACCAACATTCTCTACACTATTTCGTTTGTAGAATATCAGATCTTTCAGAAATCGGACTAGACTCACTAGTCGTTCCAAAATCTCAACTGCAAAAAGAAGAGGTTGATTGGGCAGGTTTCATCAATATCAAGGAGGCATACGGTAAAGTTTCAAGAGCTCAATTGATAATATTAGACCGCCTTTCCTAAAACTTATTCATCCATTTGAGTAGAATTATCTATTAAAATCAAAATTTTATTCAAATGGAAAACACTCAAGAATTATTAACCGACGTATTGGTTGCCGACGAAACAACAGTTGATGTTGTAGCAAATGAGGTTGAAGAAACTCAACCTGAAACTGAATTTAGCTTGGACGAAGAGCTAATGAAAGCTGCCGGATCTCCTAACCACGAAGGCGAGCAGTCTGCCTTAGACATGCTAATCGCACGTAGAACTGGATTCTATCCAATCAAGTTGGATATCGCTGACTTAAAATGGATCAAAAATTCATGCAACTCAGGCAAGTTCACATTCATTGGACCAAATGAAGCATTCATGGTAATGAACTGTTTCATGGGAGTCTCAGCTGCAATCGCTAGACTTGAACAGGAAAAGGCTGAAAAAATGGAATCTACCGGATCAGTAGAAATGCAGGCAGCAGCAGTTGAAGCCGCAGCGATTCTACTTAACAAGTACGAAGGTTCTGGCCTTGAATCAGCTCAACGCGTTTTCAGAATTGCGATCGCGCTAAACGGTCCAGTAATGGAAATGAAACAGCTTGATCAGATCATCAATCAATTAAAAATCGAAGAGGCAAAACAGGACGAGCTTGCAAAGCAAGCCGAAGCTGACAATACTCCAGTAAATCCTAGCTAATCAAAACCAATTATTCTTTAAAAGCCGCGACAGCGGCTTTTTTTGTTTAGTATAATAACCTATATGACAAATCAAGATTTTCAAACCGTTGTTAATTTCATTGAGGAAATGAAAGCGACCTCATCGACAAACGATAAAAAGGCGATTCTACAGAAATACGATTCGCCGATGCTCAGAAAGTTATTCGAATACGTGTATTCTCCGTTTAAGCAGTATTACGTTACATCAGATAACTTAAAGAAGCGCCAGGATCTTAGTTTTGACAACTATGATGATCTGTTCGCAATGCTTGATGATCTGAATGAACGTCGTGTGACTGGTCACTCTGCTATTCAATGCGTGAATGGATTTATTGCAAGGAATCAGGAATTCGCAGATGTGATCTATGATGTGATCGATAGAAATCTAAAGACTAGAGCGACAACTACTCTAATTAACTCAGTTATGCCTGGAACTGTACCGACCTTTGATGTTGCACTGGCTGAAAAGTTTGACGGAAATGAAAAGAAGGTAGATTTTGAGTCCGGTGAATGGTGGGCAAGTCGTAAGCTCGATGGAGTTCGTTGTATTACAGTGATCGATGAAGTTGGAGACATTAAGTTTTACTCCAGAGCTGGAAATCAGTTTTTAACTCTTGGCGTTCTAGCTGAGGAATTAAAGAGTCTAAACTTAAGATCAGTAGTCTTGGACGGAGAAGTATGTATCATGAAGGACGGAGGGCTTGAAGACTTTCAGGGAATCATAAAGGAGATTGGTCGTAAGGACCATACGATTCAGAATCCAATGTATTACGTGTTTGACATGCTTCAAACTGCCGAGTTTAATAATCAAGCTGGAGAAACTACTCTTTCTGCAAGATTGCTTCAGTTGGGAATATTTTTTAGTCTTCATCAAGAACTTAAATGCGCAGCTCCACTCGTACAAATTCAAATTTCAAGTAGGGAACATTTTGAGGAAATGGTTGCCGATGCAACTAATTTAGGATACGAAGGACTCATGATACGAAAGGATGTTGGCTATGAAGGAAAACGCTCAAAGAATTTACTTAAGGTTAAAAAGATGCACGATGCGGAATACGTAGTAGTCGATGTGGAAAACGGAATTCACCGAGTGATTGAATCAGGCCGAGAAATCGAGGAGGAAATGCTAAGAGCGGTAATGGTTGAACACAAGGGCAATCGAGTTAGAGTAGGCTCAGGATTCTCAATTGAACAACGCCGTTTCTATTACCAAAACCCCAATGAAATTTTAGGTAAAACAATAACCGTCCAGTATTTTGAAGAAACTACTGATCAACATGGAGAACACTCATTGAGATTTCCGGTAATAAAAGCAGTTCACGGACAGAAAAGAGAATTTTAATTAGACATGCATAAAAGAATAATACTAGTCGGCCGTGCCGCAAGTGGTAAAGACCACATCCGCAAAAAATTTGAAGCTCAAGGCTTTAGATACGCAGTCAGCTACACAACTCGTCCTCCTAGAGAAGGCGAAGTAGATGGAGTTGATTACATCTTCATTTCTCCAGAAGAGGCTCAAGAAATGATCAAGAATGATGAGTTCTATGAGTACGTTGAGTTCAACGGTTGGATCTACGGAACTTCAAGAGATCAATTCGATGAGGATGATGTGTTCATCATGACTCCGACCGGTCTAGCTCACGTTGATGAGGACTCTCGTAAAAAATCGTTCGTCATCTTTATTGATATTGATGAAGAGATTCGACGTGAGAGAATGGCAAACCGTAACATGCCAGGAGATTCAGTAGATCGCAGAATTGAGGCAGATCGCAAGGACTTTGAGAATTTTACAAATTACGATATAAGAATAACTAACCCAGACTTTTAATTATGGCATTTGAATTAACCGGAATAATCATTGAAATATTCCCAGCACAGACTTTTAACAAGGGCTTTCGCAAAAGAGAGTTCGTTATTGAAACGGGAGATAAGTACCCACAAAAAGTAGTTTTCGGACTTGTTCAAGACAAGTGTGACATGATTGACTCTTATGGAGTTGGTGATACCGTTGCAGTTTCGTTTGACGTCAAGGGCCGAGACTGGACAGACAAGTCAGGCCAAACCAAGTACTTCAATACTTTAGAAGCCTATCGCATCAGCGGCCAACAGCGCGCAGCAGTTAAGGGCAAGCAGGCCGAAGAGGACGATGATGACGATGAAATTTTCCGTAGCCTAGGTATTGATACTAGCCCAAAGAAATCAACCTCCAAAGTTGATAAGGATTGGAGCGATGATGATTTACCTTTTGATTTATAAACTAACTTAAAAATTAAAAAATAAAAATAGACATGACAAAACAAATTAAATTAACGATCACCATCGTGATCCTTGCTATCTTAGCTGCGGCTTACGTATGGCATTCCAATTCAACTCACCGTTACGTGAGACACGAAGTTCACTCACCCGAAGCAAGAAAGGATCTTGCCGCGCTTGACACAGCCTTAAAAATCATGAGAGCAAAAGACTGTTCAGACCCATTAAGCTGGTACTATCAAGGTGCAATTCACTGGATCCCAGACACCATTGCTAAAAATAACCTATGCGA